CATTTGCATCAAATTTAAAAGTTCCTATAATTCCTTTTTGTCCAGAAGAAGGTAGACCAGATTGATAATAAAATAATCTGTACTGACTTCTTTCTCTTATAACCATACTACTAATTGTATAATTAGCTATATTAGTTAATAAATCATTTATTAATGGTAATATCTTTCTACTAATAGAACCTATTTCAACATCACCAATTCTAGCTGTTCCAGCAACTGTTCTTAATCCATCAGGTGCTAGAAAAACTAAGTCTCCACCTATCTCTTGAATTGTGTTTCCATCTACACAACCTATATTTTTAGTTACTGATTTAAGTATAGGGGTAGAATCAAGACTTGTCAACTCAAATATACTATTTTTACAGAAGATAACAAGAGTATTTCTAAAGACTTTAATACCTACAATAACATCACCAGTATCAATTGTACCTGCTGAAGACCCAGTAAAATTATATGGTTCTAATCTTTCACTATAAGCAACTGTACTATCTGAAATACTTTGTCCAGCTACTATTAATCTTTCAGCATATATAGTACATCTTTTAGGATTAACAGGAGAAGACCTTTCTAATGTTTCAAAATGAAATACATTATTTCCTGCTGAAACAGTTATTTGAAATTCTGCTATCTTATTATTACCATCTGTTATATATAAGGTACCATAAATACCTTCAGATTCATAATTAACAAATTGACAATTAGTTTGATTTGTTCTTGGTTCTACTGTTGCACTAGATAAATCTGCAGAAGACATACCACTTTTATAAACATCTTCTCCACTTGCACTAGAAACAACAGAATAATCTAATGTTAATTCTGTATTATTTGTTATAGATAAAACTCTATAATTAATACTATTAATTTGTATTCTATCATTTACAGCAAATTCAGTTGTAAATGCTGTACCACTTCCTGTAACTACAGCACTTGAAGCAGTTACTGATACTGTTCCTGTTTGAACTTTATAAGTATCTTTATTAATTTGAGTCCAATTAATTCCATCAGTACCCCAATAAATATCATCACCTTGACAAACAACAACTCCATTTGCATAAGGAACTAATCCTTCAATTAATTCAGTAGAAACACCTGAAGGTATTGTTGCACTACCTTCACCAAACTTTGTATATCCATTTATTCTTCTATAACCTCCTGTTGTAGAAGATTCAAAATTTTGTAATTTAGTAGCTGCACCTGGAGTTCTAAATAATGCATGAGAACTTGAAACTAAATCTAGTCCTCCTGCAACTGTAATTGATGCACCTTGAGTTGGCATATATTTTTAATCCTTATGGTAGTAAGTATGTAAATCTTACATCTGACATATATTGTGGCTGTGGTGAATTTAAAGCATCAGCCATTGATTGTAATCCTTTTTTATATTCATCTAAAGCTAATTGCGATTGAGCAATATTATCTTTAAATTGATAAATATAATATCTAGCTCTTGCTAGTAAAACTGGTTTGTATTGTGTTGGAAATAAAACTGTATCTGTATCTGCAGATAATTCTGAAGGTCTATTATAAGCAAAGAAATAAATTCTATAAACTTCATTAGGTATAGGAGATAATCCAAATCTTCTACCATCTGAACTTCTAATAACTCTTAAAGGAGTTCCATAAGTTTGTGAATCTGATTTATCTAATTCTTCTGCTTTTGCATAAGTATCTCTCCATACTGTAAGAGTAGTAAAAGCTAATTTATTAATTGTAAAAGGAGCTGACTTTCCACTTACACCTTCTGTTGTAGCAGTAAATGCGTTCCAATTAACTGAATCATAATCTGCATCTATATTTGCAGAACCAGTTTTTAATAAATACCATCTAGTTCCTGCAACAGTCTCAACATAAGTATTACCATAGTATTCATTCTGAGGATTACTGGTACTTAACCAAGACCAATCATCTACAGCATCTACTATATCAAAGTATGCTCTGTTTACACAATTAGCAACTTGCTTTTGAATTCCGACTGCTGTACTAATTGAAGTTAGTTCAGGTTCATTTAATTCAACTAACAACTCGTTAGTCATTGCCAAATATGTTTTTGCCATACTACTATAATATTATTGCGATAACTAATATAATAACTGCAACTATAACAACTTTTTTATGTTCACCATAAATATGTTTAGCTTCTGAAGCTACTACTTTTAATTTTTCTATCATTAATATTCCTTTTATTATTACTTGAATTAAATGATAGGGGATATTGCTACCCCCTATCAAAGTATATTAATAGTTAATTAATATTAGTCAGCAACATATATTACTTTGCCGACAATATCAGTTCTAAGAACTTTTCTACCGAATACCATAAGTCCTCTTACGATATCAGCAAAAGTAGTTGTACTTCTTAGAGATTCAACTATTTTTAGATTTGTTGCACAAGATACTGCACTCATTTGTCCGAACAAAGCTTCTGGAGCTGTTGCAGACCCAGCAGGTGTAGCACCTGATAAGTCGTTAGTTGGACAATTGTTAGATTTGTACATTTGAAAACCTCTTACTAATCCAGATGCTACTAGACCATTTCTTAAAGAACCTTTTCCAGCATTATAGTCAACTGATAAAAGTTTAGAAGAAGTGTTAGCTAGTTCATTATACCACTCTGGAGCAGCAACGAACCATCTGCCTTCTTCAGGGCAGTTAGCATCGTCAAGCTCTTTAGAAGCTAATGACATTTGGTTAAGAGGGTCAACTTCACTAGAACCAAATCCAATATCAATTGGAGTACCAGTAGTACCCATGCCAGTAGTAACAGTAGCACCTGTTGAAATAGCTGCTAGAACATTAGTGTCTAGTGCATCTTTCAGTTTGTATGCTGCGTTATCTGAAGCAACTGATTGGAAGTTGACATGAGAAAATCTTTTCTCAATATCATCTAGTTGAAATTGAAAGTATTTAGCTTGGTCTACTGTTAGAACAAGCTCTTGGTCTGTTAGTGCTGTACTAGAAGTAGCTAAACCTCTAGAGTAATCACTTACAGTTATTTGTGGTTCTTTTACTATATTAACAGTATCTCCGAAGTTTTTGATTTCTCCCATATAGTCTGTATTGCAGATTGCTTCTGCAGTAGCAGCTTTTCTAAGAGCTATCTGAACTTTCTTCGAGTATATTGCTGGTACCCAAAATTGATTTGTTTGACCTGCAACACTAGCGTCAAAGTTAGTAGTTGAACCACCTGCGAAATGTGCCATAATTATGACTCCTTTTCATTGGTTAGTTGTTGATAAAAATAGAAAGTTAATTATTTATCGTTAAATAATCTTCCTTCCCTTTGAGCTATCAAAATATCTTTTTCATATTTCTCAAACTCTTGGTCTGACATCATACTGACATCAGATGTTTTCCAAATCTTTTTACCAGCATTAGTTGGTTGGATTTGTTCAGTAGTTTTTACTAACAAATCTGCACCACCTTTTGCAGTATTAGATTTAGTATTGGTAGTTTTTTTATCTAAACCAAGTCCTCGGTCTTTCTTATATAAGTCAACTGCTCTTGCAGCAAGTTTACCATCTGAGTTATTCTCATAAATCCATGATTTAATTTCCATGGGTTGTGAGTCTGCCCAGTTATGAAAATCATCTGATTCTTTAATTTGATTAAAGTCTGGATGAACTCTCGCTAACTCTAATTGGGCTTCTCTTTGAGCTAAACCTTCGTTTCGCTTTTTCAAAGAGCTAACTTCTTCCTGCAAATCTTTCATCTCATTTTGAGACTGCAAGTGAGATACAGTTTCCACCACTCCATATATGTCAGGGTACTCTTTTTTAAAAGCATTTAATTCGTCAACACTTTTAGGTGGTGTATACTTAGGTCGGTTCTCTCTAATCTGTGATTTGAGGTCTCCTTCTTTAGATGTCCACTCACCAAGCTTCTTGTCATAATATCGCTTTAGGTCATCATATCTTTTTTTATAGTCAACTTTAGTATAAGGTTTGGCTTCAACATTTAATGCTGATTCCTGTAAGACCTTATCCGAAGTAGCTGATTCAGAAGTAGATAAGACATTAGGGTTCACACTATCTGTTGTAGTATTACTTGCGTAGTCAAATCCTGTCTTCTTCTCAGGGTCTGGCTGAGCTGGTCCTGTATCTGCAGAAACAAATGGTTTTGGCATTACATTTTCTGTGTGCCAATATTTCTTCCTGTTATAAGGGTTCGCTTCAACTTCGTTAGTTTTTCCTTCGTTTTCATTACTCATAATTTCCTCCTTTGGGCTTCTTTTACTGAAGGTAGCAAAAAAAGGGGTTGTTGTTAATTTGAAAACAAAGCTACAAGGGCTTCTATTTCTAGAAGGTAGCTCGTTTATTCAAGGGTACCATCCCTAGAATTCTTTTATACTAATAAAGAATCTTCTTCAGCAGCCATAGTAGCATTATCTTCTTGCTCTACTATACCTGCGTCATAAGCTTCTTCAGCTTGTTTCATCATCTTTCTTAATTTGTCTATACCAATATTCTTAACAGCTTTTGCTGTAAAGACAAACTCTCCATCTGATAACAATGCTGGGATTGAATCTGAAGTTCCTGTTCCTGGTCCTTCTACTAATTCATCCTCTGTAAATTCTGTTGCTGTTATTTTTGGAACAATAGATTCTAATTCTGGAAACATTTCTACTGCTTCTTCAAAAATTTGTTCCTCTGCTTCTGATAACATTGATGTATCTAAAATATCATCTACTTCTTCTTCAGCAGCTAATTCTATATCTGTTTCTGCTATAGCATCTTCTTCTGCTAAATCCATTCCTGGAGGTGCCATTAAAGGTTCTTCAGCAATTACTTCATCACCTTCTGCATAAGCTTTATAATCTTTTCTTCTATCATACTTTTCATCAAATGCAGCTTGTCCACCAATTGATAAAGCTAAAGGTGTTTGTTCTGCAATATCATTTTCATCCATGTAACCACCTAATGCTGCAGTTTTAATATTAGTTGATTTCATAGTTTCTAATTTTTTAATCTGATTTATAATTTCAGATTGTTGTCCTGTATCAGCTATTTCTAATTCAGCTTCTAATTTATTAATTCTTTTACTTATTAAACTATCTCTTGCAGCATTTCCACCAGCTACTTTATCTCTTGATGGAAGTAATCCTTCATCACTATGTTCTTCTAATATTGGTATATCAGAAGGATGTAATACTGGACCTCTACCTGCATAACCTAATCTTTTCATTAATCCACCTTTTGCTACTGCTATACTTTTTTCTTTTTTTGGTTTCTTTGAATCTTCTTTTTTTTCATAAAAATCTAATAAAGATTTTTTAAAAGAATCTATATCAAGAGCATCTTTCATTTTTTTAAGTTCATCTTGATTATCTACATTATCTAAATATTTTTTTACTTCTGCTTTAGTATGAAATCCACCATGTTCAAATCTTGTTCTATCTGTACCTAGTAATCTAGAAGGCATCCCTGCTCTTGTAGATTTAGGACTATCAACATCATAAGGAGATATAGCTTCATCTTTTTTATTTTCTTCTCTTGAACCGATAGGTCTATTCATTAGACCACCTGTAGCCATATTGATTGGTTTTCTCATAATTCTATTCCTTAGTCTTTATTATAACAAGTGAAGTGTTATTAGTCAACACTTTTTCTTAAATCGTTTACTTGATTAGGCAGGTTCTTCAGTCGTTCCAGAAAATTCCATCTGCCCTGGCATTGGTGGATTGTCTGAACCTCCTGGGATTTCGCCATTTCCTGTACTGTTTGGTCCTGCACCTTCTGGAGGTACTCCTGGAGGTTGACCCATTCCTCCGAGTTGACTAGGGTCAATAGCTTGTTGGCTATTTCCTTGGTTAGCATTTTGATATCCTATTATTTTAGCATGAATTTCTGCTTCATCTTTAGAGTTAATAATTTCTTCAGGGTCTAAATCTAAAGAGTATGCTAACTCTTTAATGA